GGCACCACATTGCCCGGCACGATTGAGCAAGTGCCAACTGGCGTATCCGGTGGTTTTGCCGCTGCGCCAAACGGTGGAGACGTGTTGATTGACGCGCTGTATGGCCTCAAAGCCCAATACCGCGCCAACGCAACTTGGTTTATGAACCGCGTCACGACTAAGGCGGTGCGCAAGATCAAGGACAGCGATGGTGCCTATTTGTGGTCGCCGGGTATTGCCGCTGGTCAGCCTGCATCGCTGCTGGGCTATCCGATTGCCTCTTTTGAGGATATGCCTGACCCTGCTGCCGACTCGCTTTCCATCGCGGTTGGCGATATGCGCGCGGCCTATCAGATCGTTGATCGAGTGGGTATCCGCACTCTGCGCGACCCCTACACCGCCAAGCCCTACGTTGGCTTTTACACCACGAAGCGCGTGGGTGGCGATGTGGTCAATTTTGAAGCGCTCAAGTTGATCCGTTTTAACACCTGATAAAAACAAGCCGGGGCATCATCGCCCCGGTTATTCCAACGCATAAAGGAGTAAATCAATGCGTGATCTTGTTTCTAACATTCTAACTGCTGCGGGCGATAACGGCACCAGCATCGACTTGCGCGGGGCTGATAGCGCCGTTGTGATCGGCATCACAGACCCGACTGCCCGTATTTTGGTCTCGGACGCCGCTGCAAGCGGTTTTGCGGCACCGCTTGCTGCTGACATCGTGACCATTGCGGGCCTTGGCACAACCGCCGTGGGCTACATCGGGGACAAGCGATACCTGCAAGCTGGGGCTGCCGATGTGGTGGTGCGTAGCGATTTGCACCGCGCGCCTTCTACCTGATTTTAGAAGCGGGCCGCTGCGGTGGCCCGTCACTAAGCACAGGAGGCACCCATGAAAACCGTATTGCACCAAGACTGGCCATGCGCCCCAGAGGGCCACACAACGCACTATTTCAAGGCAGGGGACGTGTTGGAAGGCAAGGCCGCGCAGATGGCGCTTGATGCTGGTGTTGGGTTTACGCCAGTTGAGGAAACTAAGGTTTTGCCAGCGATGGAAACTAAGCGGGGCAAGCGTAAATGAGCCTTCGCCCGCGCATCACGTTCACCGCATATCGGGGCCACGCGGTCGAGGTTGCCCCGGCATCCGAGCCAGTCACAGCAGCGGGGTTGCGGGCGTATCTGGTCGAGACAGAGACATCATTGCCGGATGATGATGCAAACGCCTTGATTGCCGAGGCCCGCAACTTGATTGAGGAAAAGACGGGCTTAGCGTTTATCTCGCAGACGTGGCGCATGGCTTTGGACGCATGGCCAAGCGGATCTGGCCCGTGGTGGGATGGCGTTAGGCAAGGCGCGATTGCGGACGTGATCGGCGCGCCGGGCTTTGTGTATCTGCCCCGCTATCCGCTGGCGTCGATTGCAAGTGTGACGGTGTACGATGACGCGGGCAGCGCCACGGTTATTGATGTTGCCGCCACGTTTGACACCGACACATATCAGCGGCCCGGACGCATGGCTTTGAGGTCTGGCGCGACTTGGCCGGTTGCATTACGCAGCACAAACGCAATCGAGATCGTCTATGAGGCGGGCTATACCAACGCGGCGGCGGTTCCGCCAATCATGGCGCGGGCGGTAAAGCAGGTCGCGGCGTATCTCTACACCCACAAGGGCGACGATTGCCAGATTGATGACGCAATGGCGGGGGTGAAAAGCCTGCTATCGGCCTATGTGGTGGCGAGGTTGTAAATGCAAACCACTGATTTAATGTTGGCAACGGAATGGGTGCTTATTTCTGATGGCAGTCATACTTGCATATTTGATGTTAAGTCTGCTGGCGTTGTGTTTGTGCATTTGAATGAAACCACAGACGCGCCGGAAAGTGACGCGCCATGTGTTGAGGTGCAAAGCTGGCCAGCCGCATTTGACTTTTCAATTACAGGGATGAGCGGAAACCAACGTATATGGGCGCGCGCAAAGATCGGCGCAGTTCCGATAGTGATTATAAAATGAAAAACCTAGACATCAGTTCAAGCATTGACAGCGGCGTCGCGCTTGGCTGGACAGACTACGCGACGCAGTGGGACACACCCCCGGTTGATCTGGGTGGTGGTGTACTCCAATATACATGGCTAGGTGTAACGCGCTATCGCTTCGTCCCTGACCCATATTTCGCTGCGCAGGACGCTTTCTACACGGATTTAGCCATGACAGATTTAGTCGCGGCAAGGGGGGCTTAACATGGCGTATATCGTTGCAAGTGAAGCAAGCCTATCCGGGGAAGCCACAGCGACGTTTAGCGTGTCAATCCCGGCAGGTCATGCGTCTGGAGACGTGCTGATTGCAATTGTGACACAGGACGGTGGCGGAACGACCATTGCCGCGGCAGGGTGGACGCTTATTGGCGCACAGGCTGCAAATCAAGGCCAACGCACGGCGGTTTTTTACAACGTCGCTACGTCCGGTTCAGAGGCTGATATTGACCTAACTGGCGCTACAGATGAATGGATCGTGACTATTCTAATTGTTCGTGGCGCTGATACGTCAACCCCGGTCAATATATCGGCGCGGTTTAATAGCGCCAACTCCACCACGGCTTTTCTTGACGCTGGATCGGTCACGACCACAGCGGACGGTTGCCTTGTGTTATATGCGGCTGGATTTGACGGGGTTTCTAAGTGGATACCTGAAAACCCGAATGACCTCGTGGCGGCAACCCGTGAGACGGATTTTGTTGGCTGCACCCAGCTGGTTGGGTATCGAAACCAACTATCGGCGGGCGCTACCCCTGTTGTTAAGCTCCTATCTGAATCGGCGAGCGAGGGCGGTTCGGCCTGGGTCATTGCTATCAATGATGCTAACCCGGCTGCGGCGCAGCTTGGCCCTATGATCGGATCCGGGTATGATGTTGTTAAGAGATATGGCGGGATTACCACGGCAGCGTCTACTGTTCGGGCATTCATCCGGCACGATGGGGTAACGTGGGAAACTGCGGACAATCTTGCGGCATCCACGATTGGCGGAGTTGACGTCATCACCGGGGCTTTTACCCAAGTTGCATATCAAGACCCTAACCGCCCTTGGGGGTTAATGACGGGTATCAGCTTGCCGGTGGGCGGGGTCAACACGACCGGGCGCTGGATCGGCGCGACCCACGCCATGAGTGCTGTAGATATGTCCGGTGCGTTGTTCTCGATTGAGTTTATGATGTCGGCCGTGACTTCATCACGGTTCGGCCCTAAAGGGGTTGTCGCAGTATTCCAAGACAGCGCCGGGGCATGGGTTGCGCATAGGCTGACCTTGCGGGCGGGGCTTGTCGGTGGCGTGTCCTATACGGCTGTTATTGACCTGCAAGGCGCAACTCCACTTGATAGTTCCGGGGCGATTGACTGGACCGATATAACCCGCATCGGGTATCTGTTCCACCGAATCAATACAAACACAACGGGAATCATCCTACGGCTTAAAAACGCGCTTTTGTTGCGCCAAGCCTACCTTGTGGATGGTTGCGACGGATCTCCTTGCACGCCCGCCATGGCGCAGACTGTCTTTGACGGATGGGGGCCTAGTGCTATCGGGTCGGTTCAGGGGGCAGGGCAGGCACTTATCCGCACAGGCTGGGGCTATGGCGACGGGTCGCGGGAAACATACACGCGAACGGCGGCTACCTCGCACGAATTGCCGCCCGCACCGACTGCTGCAATATCCAAGCGGTTCTGGAACGTCGCGCCGGATGCATCAGCGGCGACGTTCACAATCAACGCAAGCGCGGGGGATACTGTCGATCTTGGGGCTTGCGTTATGGCAACCGGGACGCAACAGGCTTGGGAAATCGCGGCAACGTCTAGCGCAAGTGCATCCTATAACTTTTCCGGCGCGGCGATTATCGGATGGGAGGTCACGATTGACGGGCCTGTCACGGTGAACGGGGCGACATTCTCAGAGTGTCCGGCGATATACCTTAACGCGGGCGAATTGAACGGGTGCAGCATATCGGCGGATAATGCGATTGCTGACGTTGTGACGGATAACCCGGAGCGGATCATTGGGTGCGCGTTCGCAAGCCTAGGCGTGGGTCATGCTATCAGGATAACTGCACCGGGAACATATGATTTTGAGGGGAACACGTTTGTTGGGTTTGGGGCTGACGATACGACCGAGGCGGAGGTTTACAATCTATCGGGCGGGCTTGTAACGCTTAACCTGCCCTTGGGTTCGCATTTGCCGACTGTCCGCAATGGGGCAGGGGCTTCGACCGTCCTTGTGTTCCCGGCTTTTGTGACGATTGCCACGGCAGGAACGGATACAATCCAAATGCGCCGGGCCAGTGACGACACAAGCCTAGCAAGCCGGACGGGATCGGGAACGATTGACGTGGGTTCATATCTTGGCGAGGTGGTCTATTTTGTCCGCATGAATGGCGGCAAGGATATAGCTTCAAGCTATCCGGCGACCTACACGCTTGCGAGTGGCGACAATGGGACCGTCCCTTTGTATGTCGGGGCCGAGGTCCAGATTGGCAATATTGACGCGGTTGCGGGTGATGTTTGGTCGTACGCGACTAGGACGCTTACCAGCGTGGGTGGTGGTGGCGATGATGCCGCGACCATTTACGAATATTTCACCGATGGATCGCGGGCGGATGCGTTCAAGGCCGATGTTTCCGCAATCCGAGCCGATATTGAGCGGTCGGGCGGTATACTCGATGGGTTGCCGACTTTGGCTGATATGGAGGCGAGTGTGCCACTTACGACTGCTACCGTCGACCTTAGTTCTGTAGCGACAAAAGCAGACCTTACCGTAGTAAACAATGGCGTGAAGAAGGCTAGCTTGCTAATACCCCACACGGAGGACATGCCATGACATGCTGCAAATACACCGCTGGCATGATGCGAGAGCCTGTCACGTTCCAGCGCATGGGATCCGCAACCAATGTTGACGGGAACGTAGTTGCCGGGGCATGGGCAACCATTACAGCCGCGCCCACGCGGGGCATGGTTAGGCCATTGTCAGGCTATGAGGCATCGCAGGCGCAACGGCTCAATGCCGAGGTGAAGTTGCTTGTGGTGGTGCGTTACACGGCGGCGCTGCGCGAGGCTGACAGCGTGTTAATTCGCGGCTTGCGGCACAATATCCGATACATCAAGAATGTGGATTTTGCCGACAAGTGGCTTGAAATCGACATTGAAGGTGGGGTGGCGGTATGAGCGCCACCATTGAAATTGAGGGTCTAGATCAGGTTAGCGCCGCGCTGAAAAAATACGGCAAGGAAGCTGAGGCGGGCATTGCAAAGGACGTGACTGGAACAGCGCTGGAGATCAACACGGCGGTAAAAAAGGCGATCCAGCGCGGGACTAAGAGCGGGGCGGTGTATGCCCGTGGAGGGATTACGCACCAAGCATCCGCGCCGGGTGAAGCCCCCGCAACGGACACAGGCGCATTGGCGTCATCGGTGTATTTTCAGCAAACTAGCAAGCTGACCGCGACAATCGGCAGTCGTTTGGCGTATGCGTATTGGCTGGAATATGGCATAACAAAGATTGCGCCTCGCCCTGCATGGGTTCCAGCAACCGAAGACGGACAGAAAAAGCTAAACGAGCGCGTGCTAAAAACACTGGAAAGGCTTGCAAAATGAACCCGGTCGAACTGCAAACGGCTATATTCGCGCGACTGAATGACGCAAGCGTCACGTCATCACTTTCCACAGCTTACGGCGTCACGGCTGTTTTCAACGAATGGGCGACACAGCTAACCGACAGCGGCGACCCTATCGGCTTCCCGTTCGTCACGTTCTCATTTCCGGCGTCAAACGAATTTGATGACAAGGGCGCAATCGGTCAAAATAGCGTTGTGCAGGTTGATGTGTGGGCGCGGGATAACGGAAGCGTCATCAAGGCGCTTGGAAAGGCGGTATATGATCGGCTGCATCGCCAGGCGCTTTCGGTATCTGGTCACATAACCACGCAATGCGAGGACATGGTGTTCGAACGTGACCCCGATGGCATTACGCGCCGGTGCCGTATGTCTTTCCGCGTTTTGTCGATAGCCTAGCGCGGCCTTGAATGATATGTTATAACGTAACAAGCATAGCTTAGGAGGCTAAACACATGGCTAAAATCGCAGGCCGCAAAGTGCGGATTGAGTATAGCGGAACGCCAATCGCTGGCGCGATGGCGGATGAAATCACGATCAACCGTGAACCTATCGACGGCACTGATAAGGATGATGCTGGCGTCCGTCAATATCTTGACGAACTTGGCTCTTTCTCGATGTCGATGTCTTGCTCTGGGCATTTTGACGGGACCGTGCTGTCATCTTTAGCAAACGATACATCGACAGGAACGCACATTATGACGTTTGATATTGCTGGATATGGCAGCTATACTGGGCCGTTTTGCATCACGTCTTTCGGGATTACGGGCAACGAGGGCGCTGAAACTGCGCAATTCTCTGCCAGCTTCGAAAGCGGAAGCGCTGTTCCGTTCACGGCTGCATAATGGGCGTTTTCCGTGATGTATCAATCCCGTTCGGTGGGCGTGAATATGTAGTGACGCCATCGAACCGGGTTCTTCGGTTGATTGAGATTAAGGGGCGGCGGGATGATCCGTCCTTTAATATTATGGCGGTGTTTTACCGGGCCACCACTGGCATGGGCGGGCTGAATGAATTGGCTTTTGCCTTGGCCGAGTTTATCAATTCGGCTGGTGGCAAGGCTACCGAGGATGACGCATACGCAGAAATGATGCGGTTTCAAGACCCTGCGGATCTGCGGGCTTATATCGAATTGATTTGCAGCTTGGTCATGCCTGAGCCAAAGGATGACGATGTAAAAAAGCAGGAAGCGCCACCCCAAGCGGAGAAATAGCGCCGCTTGATTGGGATCACTTCTATGCCTCGGCGCGGGCGTTTGAAATCCAACCCAGTGAGTTTTGGGCTATGACGTTTCCAGAAACGCTTTGGGAATTTGAAATGAGGCAGAAGGATGCGCAAGCAACTGGTAAGCTGACAAAGGCGCAATCTGACGACCTTAAAGAATGGATGGCGAAAGACTATGGCAGGGCCGGAGATTAAGGTAAAGGTTAGCGCGGACTCATCCAGCCTTGAGAAGGGCCTTACGTCTGCGCAAGCCAAGCTGTCCACTTTTGCCAAGGTCGGCATTGCTGGGGCCGTTGCTGCGGTTGGAACGCTTGCCGCTGGCATGGTCGGGCTAACCAAAGCAAGCCTTGCAAATATTGACGCGCTGGCAAAACAAGCGCGCTCCCTTGGCCTTACCACCCAAGCTTTTCAGAAGATGGCCCTTGTCGCGGGCGAGGCTGGCGTAGAGGCGGGCAAACTGTCTGCCCTGCTGGGTATCATGCAGCGCAATGTGTCAGAGTTGCAGCAAGGGACTAAGCTTCAAACGGATGCATTCGCCAAGCTGGGGCTAACGATTGCCGACCTACAGGGCCTGTCACCTGATGAGCAATTCGCCAAGATTGCAGCAAGCCTTGATCTGGTCAATGACGCGACCACCAAGACCGCGCTGGCGATGGAGGTATTCGGGCGCGGCGGGCGTGAAGCTATCAACATGATTAGCGGTTACGGCGCGGCGGCTGAAAACGCGGCGCTGTTCCAAGAGCGGTTTGGAATTGCTGTAAGGCAGACGGCATCCAATGACGTGGAGCGGGCGAATGACGCTGTAGGTCGGCTCGGCATGGTCATGGAGGGCCTTGGCAATAGCCTGGCGACTGCGGTTGCGCCCGCGGTGGAAGGCACGGCTAACGCGCTTATCCGGTTCGCTGGCAATGTGCTGGGGGCCAAGGTTGAACTTGAACAATTCTTTGGGACACTTGAGAGCGCACGGGATACGCTTGGCGAGGATGTGTTTAACCGCCTTGTGGGCAATCCCGCCGCGATCAAGGATATGGCCCCGGAACTTGAGGCGATTGCTCTTGCCGCTGGGAAGGTTGCAGGCAATACCGAATATGCAGCGGCGCAAATGGAAATGCTTTCGCGTCTTATGCCGAAAGACCAAGCCGCCATCATGCGTCAATTGGCCGATGAAACGCGGGCGGCTGGTGATGAACTAAAGGCTGGGACAATAACGGGTGAAAGCTTCCGCGCCAAGCTTGCCGATATTGAGGCGCGTTCGGATGCGCTTAAGTCTTCGCTGTCATCGGTGAATAGCGCGAAGTTTGGCGGCGTCATTGGCGAACTTGGGGCGCTTTGGTCTAAGCTAAACGCGGCGGCGAATGAAGCTAACAGGCTATCATCCGCACTTCCCGTTGACCCGTCAACGCTTGAAACGGTATCGGGCGGCGGTACGGTTGGAACGCCTGTTGATATGGCAACACAGGTCAGCACTGGCGGCGATGGTTGGGCGAAGGGGCAGATGGGCTTTACGCTGCCGGGTGCGGAACTTTTGCCGCCTAGTCAGTCAAGCGGCGGTGGTTCAGGCGGCGGTGGCGGTGGCAGTGGCGGTGGCGGTGGCGGCGGTGGCAGCGGAACAAGCCCGATGCAAGCGCGCCTTGAGTCACTTATCGAGGGCCTGAAAACAGAAAGCGAGGTCGTTCAAGAGTGGTATGACCAAAGCCTTGAAACCTTAAATATGGCGAATGATGCCGAACTTGCCGCTATCGGGGGCAAGCAAGAGGCTATCGAACGGCTTGAACAAGAGCATCAAGAGCGGCTGGCTGGCATTCGTGAGATGGGCAACCAATGGGGCATGCAGGCCGCACTTGAAGGCGGGGCGCAAATTCTTGGCGCGCTGGCGTCTACAAACAAAAAGGCCGCGAAACTGCAAGGCATTTATTCAGCGGGCATGGCTTGGATGACAACGCTTCAAGGCGCGGCAGCGGAGTTGAAGAAAGGCACGCTTGGCTTTTCATCTGCGGCGGCTGTTATTGCTAAGGGGATCGGCTTTGTGTCTGCGATTAAATCTGCGTCCTCAGGCACGTCGTCGGGGTCTGCGCCGTCTGCCAGCGCTGGAACAAGCGCAACGCAATCTGTCACGGAAACCAGAACAGCAAACATCAATTTCTATGGCGGGTTCCAACCTACTGGGGATACCATTAGTATGATCGCGACCGGACTTAATGACTGGCTTGGCGATGGCGGCAAGCTAAACGTAGGGACTACATGATGGGTATTGTTTTGTCAGCGGCCCGCGCAATACAGCTTGCATCCGATGGGTACGAAAATAACCCTTTCGTTGCATGCGGAAACCTCGGGCGCACTGCAACGCTATCCGGGACAACCCCAGTTGATGGGGGAGAGCGGGCTAATGCCGTGACGGAATCAACATACGACAAATGGCGCGCCATTGAAAACGGAAGCGGCGGCGCTACACTCCAGTTTGACTTTGGCACAGCGACGGCCATTCAGTTCGCCGCCTTGGTGGCGCATAATGTCGGGACGCTTGGCGCGGCTGTCGCTGTACAATATTCGTCTGATGCATTGTCTTGGACATCGCCTATTACGGCGGTTTCGCCTGATGATGATACGCCTATCGCATGGCGTTTTGCCGTTGGAACATCATCCAGATATTGGAGATTTTTATTCTCAGACATACCGTCTGGGGAGGAGATCAAGGCAGGCATTGCTTTTCTTGGAAATGAAATAATCATCCCGACACGGCTGTACCAAGGCTTTGCGCCCGTGCTGACCCCAACCGAAGTTCAGCTACAGTCAAACGTGAGTATTGGCGGTGAATTGCTTGGCTCGTCGGTAATATCGCGCGGGTCATCGCTGTCTGCCGATATTACGCTTGTGCCTGCCGAGTTTATCCGTTCCACCGATTGGCTGGCGTTCCAGCGCTCCTTTGGCGAGGGAAAAGGGTTTTTCTTTGGGTGGCGTCCTGATAAATATCCGCAAGACATTCATTATTGCTGGCGTTCCGGCGATGTGATCCGGCCAAGCAATACGGGGCCGCGCGATTACATGGGCATCAACTTCGCCGCAAGGGTGCATGAAAATGGGTGATCTAGGTCGCAAACCTGTAACACTTTTCCAAATGGATTTGCCGTATTGCACCCGCACATACGGGGTTGCGCCTTGCGCGGCGGTTCTTGGCACGACAGGGCAGGCCAAATGCTTCAACTCACTTGCCACATGCCAAGACCGGGACAACTATGACGAGGGCGTCAAGACGCTAACATTCGGCTATAACCAAGGCGGCAACCCAGACATGCCGGGGCTATTCCCCGCGCTGCAATCTGTGGATAGCAGGCCGGGCGAATTGAACCTGTCTGGCATTGATCCCGGTCAATCTGCTCTAGGGGTTCGTGCGCGGGTAAAGGTCAGGCTGCAAGATTTCACAAACAACGATACATGGATGGACAAATACCAGGCCGGGCGGGTTAGCGGTGCTGCCCTTGCTTCCGGCATCGGATACCAGCCGGAGGATCGCGGGCATTTCTTGGCGCGGATATTTGCGCGGTTTCCGTTTTATGACGGCATCCCGGCGCGCGTACTGCGTGGCTATGAAGGTGACGATATTGCCGACATGGATACCGAAAACTATGTTATGTCCGAACTTACCGGGCCGAATGCAGGCGGCGTTGTAGATATAACCGTCAAGGACGTTTTTGATCTTGCCGAGGACGTTATTCCGGCTGTGTCGCTCGGCAAACTATCCGCAGATCTTGCCGACAGCGAAACAACTTTGACGCTGCTGCCGGAAGGCGTTGGGGCAGAATATGAGGATTCCGGGCTGGCAAGGATAGGGCGTGAATTGGTGGCATTTACGCGGGTCGATGATGTAATGACCATCACGCGCGCGCAAGAAGGCACTGATGCCGCATCCCATTCTGTCGGTGATGTGGTGCAGGAATGTGCCGTGTTTGAACCTCAATCTATTCCTGCGGCGGCTGAAACCATCCTGAAATACAAAACCACGGCTTTTGATGCATTCATACCGACTGCGGATTGGACTGATGAAAATAACAATTGGTATGCGGGCCTAGAAGTCGGGCGCGTTATCATTTCGCGGCCAACGGTGAAAACGCTTTTGATTGGCGAATTGGGCGCGCTTGGGTGCATGTTCTGGTGGGACCCGATTGACCAAGAAATCAAGTTCAAGATTAACGCGCCACTATTGCCCGGTGAAACCTATTACCCTGTAAATGACGAGATTGGGCTTATCGAGGGGTCGGTTGATGTTGACCGGGCAGAGGATCAGCGTATCAGTGCGTTATGGATGTATCATGCGGTAAGGGATTGGACCGATGACACGCTGACAAGCAAGAATTTAGATACACTGACAGTGGCCTCGCTATCGGTCAATGATTACAAGGTTAATGCATTTCGGGAGGTCTATACGCGATGGTTTGGGCGTGAAGGGAATGATTCAGCAGTTTCGATTATCACAGAGCGGCTTTTGGCGCGGTACGAGAAAACGCCCAAACTGGTATCGGGGACGCTTGATGTAAAAGACCGCTCTGCCGTGCGATTGGCGGCGCGTTTGCTTGTGGAGACTTACGCGTTGCAAGACGTTGATGGTGCCATATTGGCTGAGCCGATGCAGGTCAATTATGTGGAATATTCAGAAGACCGCGTGAAATTCAGGTCGGAGACATACAGCATTGAGGGCCAGTTCGCATTTTGGCTCGATAGCGCTACGGCCCCGGTCGATTATGACAGCGCAACGGATGCACAGCGGGCAACGGGCGCGTTCTGGGCTGATGCTGACAACCCAGACCCCGTAAAAGACTATCTGTGGTTTTAGAGGATTGAAACATGCCAACTTATAACGGAGCAGCGGTTTCGGATGCGGTCATCGCGTTTCGCAAGCCAATCACATTGCAGCAGGGCCGCGCCGGGATGCGTGACAACCTCTTAGCCGCACTGGAAGGATCGACCGGCGCGCCTATAGTTGAGGCTGGATGGCACCCATACGACATTGCATCGGCGGGTGATGGGGCAACGGGTGAAATATGGTCATTCGCAACCGATGGTTCCGCGACGGAGATCGCCTCACCAGTCTTTGAGGATGGGTTCGAATATCGGTTTCTATGTGACAATTTGGGGGGCGGGGCTGGCAGCACCGCCATAAGCATAGAGGCGTATAGGCAGACAAGTGGTGCTTGGTCTGGGGTTTATGAGATATCGGCAAGCGTTGGCAACCCGCGCAATGTCATAGCGACCATCACGCAGCCGATGACGGCAGCAAAAGCGCATATCATCGACTTCGTTGTAAGTGGATCAGTTAGCGCCAACGCCATAGGATCTGTGGGTGGTGTTTTGCCGTGCTATGTCTCGCATGCGTCATCGCAGAAGGTCAACTACATACGGTTCGTCGGGTCATTCTCTACCGGGGCTGTCTACATGCAACGCAGGCTGACATATAGGTAATATTGCGGCGCGTTACGTTATACTATAACATGATCGAAACATGAGGGATTTACATGACAGTTACGACAGTTGCCATTAGCTGCGATATTGGCTTGGCGGATGATGCCGAGTTTACAGCAGCGCAGCTTGATTTCACGCTGTCAGGGCCGGATTATGATGCGGATTCAAATGACACGATCCCGGCGCATACGGTTTCAGTGGCGCTTGATACCGATGGTGTCGGAGTTGCGAACCTTTGGCCTGTTGACCGTGGTGTGAATAACACGAATTACGCGGTAACGGTTGTGGGTTCATACATTCGCAACGGCGCGACCACATCGAAGACATTTAGCTTGGGCCGCATCCGTCCGCCGTCAACGGGTGCGCCGTTTGATTTGGCCGATTTGCTGGCGCAAGAAAGCGGTGGTATTATCGTTGGGTCCATAGTCTATGCAACGATTGTGGACGCTGTAGCAGCGGCCAATCAGGCCGCGATTGATACGGCAGCGGATGCCGTGGCTACCGCAGCGGATGCAGTATCTACGGCGGCTGACCGGGTGCAAACTGGCCTTGACAGGGTTGCGGCTGATGCCAGTGCAGACGCAGCAGCAAGCGCCGCCGCGTCTATCGTTGCCGAGGATATTCTGCCGCTTGAATTTGCATCAAGGCCGGACTTGGCCGCTGCTATTAGCGGCGGGATGACGCCGATCAACGGCGTGACATATCGGGCGAACGGCGTATCCTATCTTGGCAAAACAAGCGCAACGGACATTCCAGACTTGCCGGGGCTTGCGCCGGTTGGGGCAAGCGCCCCGATCAGTGCATGGCCAATCACTACGGCGGGCCACCAAGCCGCATGGGACTATGCCCACGATACTGGGACAGCAATCGCGCTTGATATTGATATCAATGTGGTAGGGACTGAGTACATCGGCAATCTTGTGCTGGTTGATGCGGGCGGATCAATTAATGTCATCGGTGATGGCGATTTTGCGGTGTCATCGGGTGCTGGCCCGTGGGGTGATAGTTCCGCTATATTGATGCGCGGGGCAAATCTTAACACTGACTATGGTGATCCGATTACAACGCAGTATCTTGTCAAGACGATTGGCCGGATCAAGGTCAATCATACGCGGTCGCACGTTGACGGGCCAGCGCGGGCGTTCCGCTTTTCTGGTCTGAAAGATGGATCGGTTCTTGATCTTGACGTTACCGCGATTTGCAGCGTATCAGATGAGACCGTAGATACCGTTGAGATGTATTTTTACAACCACTGCACCCTACGGGGCCGGTATGTCGTTCAAACCACGGGCGCGGCGGCGTATGGGTTGACCTCCGTTCGAGATATCAATCTCGGTGGCCTTGGTCCTGATTACGGTTCGATTATCCATCTTGATGATATTTACTGCGAAAACAACAACAAGGACGAAGCACTCGGCATCTACACCACGGGGTTTCCAGCGGGCGGCGCGGTTGGGTATCTAAAAGTCACCGGATCGGCTCGGACTAAAAGCATGGTGGGCATTGCCGCCAGCATTCTAAACAACGCCTTTGGGGACGCCAGCGAGTTTGACGTGCAGCTTGCCGCCCTTTCAGTTGATGCCTCTGGCCTCATTGGCGGTCAACCCGCGTTTAAAAACCGCTCTGCTGCATCACAGATCGCAGCGCTGACGATAACCTTGCGGGGCGCGGCGGCAGGTATCACGGCAGGCAACACATGGGCTGCGAGATACACCGATGACGCCGGGGCCGCAGATCCGGGACAAGTTGGGGCGCTTAAGGTCATCATAGATGGTTCTTTTGATTGCGGTGATGGGATCATTGATTTGATTTCTGGCCCCGTCCGAGTGGCTGACGCGCAAACGATTGTCACATCTGGCAGCACGGCCCCGCGATATGCCGCGTCAAACATGCTGCGCGGCGAAATTGCCGGGGGCGATCTGATCAGCGGAACGCTCGGCGCGGCGGTAAATGTCTGGAAA